GGTTTTTGAACTTGAGATATATCTACTCCTTGAGTTTTATATTGTTCTAATAATTTTTCAAATTCTTCTTTTGCTTTTTCATCTATAAAAACTTCTTCTTCCACTTCCTCTATTTCATCTTGCGTATCTGCTAAAGCATCCTTTTCGGCTTTTGATAAATTTTTATAAGTTTCATGTTCTACTTTAGTAGATTCATCATAATAAATTTTTAAGAAACCATTTTTTTCAATTAATGCGTCTTTAAAAAAATTATATAAAAGTTGAAAGCCATCATTATCTTTGTAAAAAACATGATTAAGGTAAGCAGTTGCTTGTTCTGATAGAGGTACATCTTCGGCAGTAACAGGTTCACATCTAACTACTTTATCAGATGCGGTAAATACTCTTAATAAATTTGGCAAAATACTTTCAACAGTATCTGCAACATCTGTTGATACAACTTGACTACGACCATCTATTTCTGTTCCAAGTTTATCACCTTGATAATATTCAATAGATTTTCTTCTGCTTTGAGAAAGGTTACCACCTAAATACCCTAAAGCATTGTTAATCTGTTTTGATAAAATTGTTCGTAAAGTAGGATCTGATATTTCTTTGATTTTTTTTGCCATATTAAACTATATAATTTGTTTCTACTCTGATTGGCTTTGACCAGTCGGTTCTTTCAAGAGGTTCTACAATTGCACCATATCTCACAGAGTCGCAAAAGTGTGAAGCCCAATTGTGTAGGGGTTTATTCCTAAAACAATTATTTTTTTCATCCCACCTCTTGCAGTAGGATTTTAATGCTTCTATGAGCTTTTTGCAATTGTTTTTATGAAAATAACAATTCGGCAACATTCTCCTTACTTGCTCAATACCATCCTCAATACTAAGTTTTGGAGCTATGTCAAACTCTAATCCCATTTCTTTTGCAGTTTCCCATCTGGACTTATTTGTGCCTATCTCTCTAACTCTAATATCATGAGGAGCTATGTGTTTTGAATAAGTGTAGTCTTTGCTATCAATTACATTCAAATAATGCTCTAAGCCCTCACCTGAGTTTTCATAACAATCAATAATTCTCACCTCATCCTCAAATCTTTGAGCAAAAGTTATGACTGTACTATCGTTCATACCCAAATCCCACCAGGTTTCTACTTCCAGGTCCTCATCTATCTCAAAATCTTTTATTCGCCCTTGCGACTCCAATTCTTCAATTAATTTTCCAAAATAAGAACCTGATATTCCAGCTTGAAAAGAACATTCAAACTCCTGTTGATAACTTTCAGTCGACATGGCTGCTTTCGCTGCATCTAATTCTTGTTTTGGAATAATTTTTGTTTCACTAGCTTTAAAAACACAAGTGAACCAATCTTTTGTATGCTTGGCTTTTTCATGTAAATCATAAAACCAATTTCTACCCATTGGAGTTCCAATAAATATGGCAAAACCATGTCTGTCAGAAAGGCAAGGTCTTAAAATTGTGTCAAAAAGATCAGGAGATATGTTTTGTGTTTCATCAACTATTATTCCATCAAAATATTGACCTCTGATCGCTGCACTATTTTCGCCACCTATGATTTGAATACGACTATTATTTACTGAAAAGTCAACTCTCAGTTCAGACTCATTAAATTTTGTGCCTGGAATTGCGGCAGAAAATTGTTTTAAGTAATCCCAAGCTGTGCTTTTACCTTGCAATCTATATGGCGAAATAAAGGCATATCTAGGATAAGGTTTTTTATTTGTTAAAGCTGCTTTAATTAAATGGTTTATGGCAAAAACTGTTTTCCCTCCCCTCCTGTGAACAATAATTACATTAAATCTGCTGTTATCGCATTTTTTATGTAAAAAATTTTGTATTTCTCTTGGTTTGTAAGGAATAACAATTTGTTTCATTTTAAAACAAAACCCCCCTAGTGCAAAGTGTGCTTTGTTTTGTCAAAATCATCATAAATTGGTGTCGTAAATTGGTCTTGCAAGAATTTTGAAAAGAATTGAGCTTCTTCATCTGACTCAAATCCTGTGAAATGAGTTACAACCACAGGTTTTTTTGTGTGTTTGTCTTTTAAAATAAAAATAATTGTTTGTAATAGTAAATTGTCCATTGGTTATGTGTACCACCCTTTAATTTTTTTTTCTATCGTAATCGCAAAAATGGGTATTGGGTAAAACAAAACCCCTATGTTTGCTATTTGTTCCTCATAAATCGTTAAATTATTACTACCGATAATTAATGATTACCGGAAGTAATTAAATAATTAAATAATTTATTGTTGCATTTATGCAACAAGTGATATTTTTGCCACTATTCATGTGCAATAACTATATTTTTTGTGTGTCTTTTTTGCCATGCAACAAGTAATTACAACACTTTTAATCAATTTTATTTACTCCAACTTATATTCAAAGGCTGTTTATCATCACCTTTTATTGTTAATTCTGCTGCTTTTGAGTACCTTTTAGGACTTAATTTGGTCGCATTCCATTGAGCTGAAGCAGTTATAATTTTATATAAATTAACTAAATTTTGTCCAGCTTTTCCATCTAAATCACCTCTTTCTATCTTATCTTCTAAAATTTTCCTTTTATCCTCTAATTCACTTAATTTTAGATCTACTGCTAGCTCTTTAGATTTTTGGTATCTTAGCATCAAAGAATCATCAGCAATTAAATAATTTCTAAAATTAGACCAGGTAATATCAACATCATCCTTTAAAAAAACTTCTCTAATAGTAAAACCATCAGCAAAGTAATCTAGTATTTTTTGTGCAAGTTTTTCAGTAAGTTTTCTTTTTCTTGGCATAATTTAAAATTATTCTAAGTGAGTCTGCTAGTAATAGAAAGGAAAGAGGGAAAAAACCAGCAGACTCTATTCAGTTATAACTCAACCCCTATAGATTGGGAGCTGTTGCAAATATATCACAGTATATTGTGTTATTACAAGTCAAAAGGACTAGGTTTTTTAAAAAAAGTTCGCTTATCGTTAGTAATAGGATTACATTTTAATTTACCATCAAATATTAACTTATCTATTTTTCTTTGAATTGTATAGCTGCCATATCTTGCATTATTAATGCACCAGCGCATCTGCTCAGTCGAAATCATCCCATTTTCAAAGTCATCTTCTATCTGTTTAATAATTTCTAATTTTTGGCAGGGGGTGTAGTCGTTGGAATAAGACAACTGGAGGGGATTGTTATTATAATAATAAATCTCCTCCATTTATTTCTTAAAACCTTTAAACCCTTTCTTATTAATAATGTTATTATTACTATTGTTATTATTCTTATAATACTGCCCAATATTTGGGTAGTCTGATTGCTTAAATTTTGACACCCTGATTGCCCTATTTTTGGGTAGTCTTATTTCATATCTATTTGCACTTGATAATCTGTGAATAACTAAATAGCCATTTTCAACAAGTTCTTTTTTTGCCTTTTGTAGAGTATTAGTTGAAATGCCTAATTTTTGACATAAATTACTATTCCTAAGATTTCTATAATTAGTTGAAAGTGATTTGATATAGCACCAAAGCACTTTTGCCTCATTCCCCAACCTATCCTCATAAAAAAGGGCGTTTGGGATCATTACAAATCCTTTTTTCATTCTTTCCTTGCTAAACTCTATCTATGTCAAAATTTGGGTAATCACAACAGAACAAACAGCGAACAAAAATAATATATACAAAGGGTGGACAAACATATAAAATTATGTTACTGATTCGTATGTTTAACAAAAAAAAGGAGAGAAAAATGAAAAGTTATAAAACGACTATACACACAGATGGCGATTGTGTTTGTGTTGTTCATCACTCAACTAAAATTATTGAACACAATTTAGTAAATAAAACTATTAAATTGAACAATGATGGGTGGTTTTCAAAAACGACAAAAGATAGAATAAACACTTATTTTAATGAGTCTAATTTGTGTGCTTTTGGTGTTTTTCAAAAAAAAGGAAAGTGGTTTGTTTTAACACCTAAAAACGATCACAAAAATGCGCTGCCTTATGAAAATAATATGATCTTAGAGGTTGCATGAAAAACATATTTAAAAAAGCATTTTTAAAATTAGACAAATACTTAACAGATGATTTTGCCATTATGCTTTGTTTATTAACTTTGTTTATAGTTTTAGGCAAAGCATTAATTGCAATTTTATCATTATATATAGGATAAGGGGGAATAATGAACAATTATAAAATAATATTTACTAAACAAGAGCTTGATAGAATATGGTATGTTTTTAATGAAGAATTAAAAAATCATAAAGACAATATTCAAAAAGGTTTTATAGGATATGAGGGTTGTTTAGAAGATACTAAATTAATCTTAAAAAAAATAAAAAAATTTTACAAAGGGAAGGAATAATGAGTAATAAAGTAAATCAATACGATGCTCAAATGGTTGCAGATTGGTTTAATGGATCTAATTTTGTTCATTCATCAATTGCAAATAATAAACAAATAAAAGAGTTATTTGAGCAAAGCGAAAAGTTAAGACAAAAAGCACATAAAATAGTTGTTGATGATAATACTTGGAAATTTGAGTTTGTAAGGGGTAATCAACGAAAGTTAAAAGTCAAATATAATTATGATAAGGGGGAATTATGAAGTGTTTAGATTGTGGTAGTGATGAGGGTACTTTGTTAAAAGAGTTTAATAATGCAAAAAATTATAGTTTCTTTGAACTTGCAGAAATGACCGAAATTTGCGCTAGTTGTGGAAGTGAAAATATAAAAATAGAAAAGGAGGAAAATGTCTGAACTAAAAGAAGAACACTTTGAAGTAATTGATAAAAATAAAGCAAAGATTCATCAAGATCAAAAAGCCATGAGAGAAGAAGCTATGCAATTTGTAGGATCTTGTTCAATTTTTGATTTGCAAGAGGTTTATAAATTAACTAAAACGCTAAAGGAGAGGAAAAATGTTGGATAAATTAAAAGTATGGTCTTTATATTACCGAACAGAAATAGTATTTTTTTTAGTAGGTTTTATTGTTGGAGCTATAATATTTTAAATAAATAGAAAGGGATAAACAAAATGAGTAAAAAATGGTTAAGAATTGGTGATGGTAAGATACTTAAATTTAATTCTAAAAAAGATTTAAAAGAAAGCATAATAAATTATTTTCTTAATTGTTGTGATGTAGAGGATATATATTCTAATGGAAAAACTAAATATGATTATATGAGTTTAGATGAACTATTAACACTTGGTAAATTTAAGTGTGTAAAAGATGATGAAAATAATTGTTATCATTAATGAATAAACAAATACAAGAAAGGAAACATGAAAAAATATTACAAATGCGTATATCAATTAAAAGATAAAATAAAAGACAATAGATGGCTTGGTGGTGGTGTTTATCATAATGGTACATTTAGAGGTTTTTTTGAATCTTACAAAGAATGTTTAGAATATGCAAAAAACATTAAAAATTGTAAAAAAATAATTTCTGCATTTAGCAATAGTGATGTTTCAAATTTAGCTGCATATTTAAAAAATAGATTAAAAATGAAAGGTTATAAAGTAGGGAGAAGCTATGTAACAAGGTATAAATCAGATTGTAACAACAAATCAAAAGCTGGAGTTGACATGATTTCAATAGAAATTGATAAACCTAAAGAAGCATATAAAGAAAAATTTGTAGATAAATTTAATATTAGAGATTTAAATTTTGCAAGTAAAAATATAACTTATGCTCAAATATTTTTTGATGAAAGATAAATACAAACTTACAAAAAACGATTTGCATAATCTTAAAAGGTTGATGCTCTTATACACTTTAGAGGGATCAAGGTCTATTAATGGTGTTTATTATAATAAATATAAAAATTATGCGAAAGAAAAACCCAATTGCCAAGTTATTAAAAAAATCACTTTATAAATTAAGAATATTTAAAAAGAAAAAAGGAAAAGGTAGTTATGTTAGAAGCAATTTTAGTTATAAAAATAATAGCGATTAATTTATACCTTGTTCAAAATTAATAGTGGCATTAAAAGAAAAAGATACTCTTTCCTCATCTTTATCCGAATCAAAAGCATAAACAATATGATTTAAGGAGTTAGGAAATAAAAACCATTGGCGAACTTCAGGTTTAACTCTATATCTACAATCTGTGAACATATTTTCTGATCCCTCAACAAACTCAATTTCTCCTGAAAAATCATTATGTTCTTTTGCACTTTTTGTTGATTTCATAGAGTCTGGCAAAGAAAGATAACCAACACAAGATAAATGATAATTTTTTCCTATATATTCACAATGGTTGTGCATAGGATTATATTCGCCTGGTTTTTGGCAAACATACCAAGCAGAATTAATTAATATTGATTTTACTTTTTCATTTTTAAAATGTGTATTAAAATATGATGCAATAATAGGATCAAAAAAAGCTCTTTTCCATTTAAGCATAATTTCAGGTGATATTAAGTATTCCTCTTTTATAGCACCTACTAATCTTTTACCCCAATTATGTTGTTTTTTTTTATCTTCACTTTCTCTTATTTTTTTTAAATCATTTTTAAAATCTTTTATTAATTCTAGCGGCAATTCTGCTTTAGCAATTGTTGATCCAAAAGGTTTAAACAATTTAAAATTTATTTTATCACTCATAAATCCTTAATATCCTTTAATTCCTCAATATCAACTCTATAAGCTGGAGGTCTTGTTGAATAACCAAAATCAGTTAGTTTATCATCTAAAGGTTTATAAAATGGGTACCAACCTACAATAGAAAATTTAAAATCTCCCTCATGGATAACTAAAACATATTTTCCATGCTTTTCATTAGGTCTGATTAATAAAAAATTATTTGGTTTTCTTTTCTGCGATCTTATTTCTATATGGTCTTGGAAATCTGAGTCAGTATATCTTGCATAACTATCTGAATAAGATCCATTATAAAATCTGTTTAAACCTTTAGCAAAAGCGACTTCTCCTAAAGATCCTAGTATTCCATCTGTAATTGTTTTTTCAAAACCACCAAAATAACCGTAAGAAAATGTTTTACCTTGTTTAAGATTTTCAATATATCGCTTAGTTGAGTTTTCAAAAGCTAATTGAACTTCAAAAGGCTGCAATTCAACTTTTATCATTTTCTCTTTCTAATAATTCTCTTTCATATTCTTCTATAGGTTTTCCTATAATACAAATAAAATAGCAATCAGCACAATAATCTTTTCCCTTTTCAACTATGTCTGCTGATTTTTTACATCTAAAACAAATTCTATAATCACCATACATATTACGATGCCTCACAAATAATTATTAATTAATTTCAATAAATTTTTATTTTTTTTTAATATTGTTATAAATTCTTCACACAATAAACAAACTGATTCCTCTCCTATATCTGATACTTTAACTTTTTTTGCAGTACAAATAACATGAAAAAGCTCATGAAATATAGTTTTTAAAATATGTTCTTTTGTTTGATTCGGATTTAATCTCAATTCGTTAGTATTTGGATCATATTCACCACAAAGATGTTCTGAAACACTCCAAACTACCTTATATTTTTTCCCTCTATAATTGAGTTTGCGTATAAGCATAAGTTTTTAATACTGATATTTACTAAAATATCAATAAAAAAATGTATTGCTTTTGTATTTTTTATGTATATAAGACATATATGCTTAAAAAAATAGGCAAAAATTGGTGTCATAAAAAGGATGGGGGGATTTTTACTAGCGATCACCTATCACCCTCTCAATTAAATAAAAATATAGATCAATGGTTTTGGGATTATTGCGTTTTAGATGAAAAAGCTAGAAAGTCAATCCCCCCTAATATGAAAATGATATTTGGAGGATTAGCAGGTAGAGCTTTCCAAGATATGATTACTGAAAATTTGTCTGTTGAAGAAGTAATGAAAGGAAAAAAATAATGGATTTTACATTAAACCAAGCAGCAACCATGCAAAGGCGAATTAAAGACTTAGAGCATGATTCTAAAATAAAAAGAAATATGCTTTTAGAAAGAGATGAAGAAATAAGAAAATTAAAAGAAGAAATTGATAAAAAACAACAATTGATAGATTTTTTAAACAAACAATTAATGGAAGAAAGGAAAGAAAATGAAAATAAAAGAAAAAATACCAGAAGAAAAAAGTAAAGGATCTTTTAAAGATAAGAGAAAGATTTGTTTAGCTGATGTTGGTAAAATACCTACTGTTTCTATAAAAAATAAACAATATGCAATTGTAGTAGAAAGACATAAGCATTTATTGCAAAGTTTTCCTGAAGCTAGATTTAATGAAGAAATATTACATCATGATAATGATAGAGTAGTTGTTAAAGTAGAATTATATATTGGTGATACCATTTATAGTGTTGGTCATGCAGAAGAATTTAGAAACTCATCATATATAAATAAAACAAGTGCTTTAGAAAATGCTTCAACATCTGCTTTAGGAAGATGTTTAGCTGCTTTTGGATTATCTGGATCTGAATTTGCAAGCGCAGAAGAATTAGTAAATGCCATCAATAATCAAGGCACAACACAAGATTCAATTGAGAATAAAATTGAAAAAATGACGACAGAAACAAAACTAAACAAACTTTATTCTGATTGGAAAAACAAAATGGAACAAACTGAAAAAAAGTTCCAAAATAAACAACAACAAATAAAAACTAATGGAGGACAAAATGTTAAACAATGGTAACAAACAAAAAGATTGGGTGCTTTTTCCATATAATCTAGAAGATGAAAGGTCTTTAAAATTACATTTTTCTGGAAATATTAATTTAGACAATGGAAAAAAAGGAACAATCTTAGGAGTAAAAGCCAGTAGCAAAGATGGTACAAAAAAATTTGTAAGAGTATTTGCACAAATAGGTGTACTGTTTAAAGGTGA